CACCATCAATCGATATTAGCTCGCTAGTAACTAGCGCAGTAATTAACCAAATCGTAGATGAGTTAGAAGTAACTGCTATGGGAGATTCTTCTCATAAGTTTGTTGCTGGCCTACAATCAGGCACATTTACCATCGACTTTATCAACGACTGGGCGACCAACCAGGTAATGCAAACCCTTAATGAGGCATTTGGCAAGACCCTTGCCGTGTCTGTTATTACAGTCAAGGGAACAACAGTTTCAGCTGCTAACCCAACCTATCAATTTTCGATTTTGGTCAATAACCTTACCCCACTTGGTCAAAGCGGCGTAAGTGAAATTGCAAGTAGCAGTGTGACCTTTACGGTAAACTCCGCAATAACAGTATCGCCATCAGTGGCATTCTAACTAAGGAGTAACAATGGCAAAGCTAAAGATAACAAGGGCTAATGGAGAAGTATCAGAGCACAAGATAACTCCAGGTGTCGAGTACGCTTTCGAATTGAAGTACGGATCAGGCATTAGCAAAGTCCTACGTGAGCACGAACGTCAAACAGAGATTTTCTGGCTGGCTTATGAATGCTTACGTAGGGCTGGCGCACAAATACCTGTATGGGGCGTGGATTTTATAGACAGTTTAGATACCGTAGAGGTATTAGACGAAGAAAAAAAATAGTAGAGCGTAATTCAACTTTATACAGTATTGCCGCTTTAAGTGTAGAGACTGGAATTGCGCCTAGCGAGTTTATTGATATGGATGCGGAAATGTACAGAGCCATTGTACAAGTCCTAACCGACAGAGCTAAGGAGATCAAGAATGCCAGCAGAGGTCGTAGGCGTTAAGGATGTCCAAAAAGGCTTAAGTTTTATTGATGAAGATATGCGTTTACGCATTAGAGCTGCTATTGATCCTTTAATGCGAGGCGTAGCACTTAAAGCTAAGAGTTATGTACCTGGCAATGGCGAGGTATTATCTGGCTGGGCTAAAGAAAGTAATCCAGAGATTAACTTTCGCCCATTCCCCAAGTATGATGCTGGGACAGTTAAAGCTGGTATTGGATATAACCCAGGAGATAACAAAGCATTCAAAAATGGATTTAGAGTAAGCAACTATGTTTACAACGTTAGCGCACCAGGCCGCATTTATGAAACTGCTGGCCGAAAGAACCCACAGGGTAGAGCACCATTTCAACAAATAGATCCAAGCGCACCTGGCACATCCTTTGGTGCAGTACAAGGATTTGAGGGCAAAGTAAGAGCCAAAGAATATACTTACAACAAATCAACTAGAGAGTATGCATCTAATAACCCTTTTGCTGGCTATCAGTTTGTAACATCTATGCCAACGCTTACATCACAGCCAAGAACCAAGGGCGTGCGATCTGGTGGCCGTAAGACTAAAGGCCGTTTAATTTACAAGGCTTGGGCGCAGGATAGTGGCAAGGTCTATGAAGCAATTCTAGGTGCCATCAACTCCACAGCTGTACATTTCAACAAATCAACTCAAATTAAGAAGGCAGCATAATGGCCAACGTAGTCGTCTCCGCATTAGCCACCTGGAATGGTAAGGCACTTAAAAAAGGCAAGCAAGAGATCAACGTATTTGATAAGCAAGTACAAAAATTAGGTAGAACTTTTGTTGGCGTATTTGGTACAGCTGCCATTGTTAATTTTGGCAAGAAAACTGTACAAGCATTTATGGCTGATGAGAAGGCCGCAAAAGCCTTAGAGCAACAATTAAAGAACACTGGCTACCAATTTAGCGCACCAGGCGTTGAGATGTATATTGCCAATCTACAAAAGGCTACTGGTGTTTTAGATGATGAATTAAGACCAGCATTTCAATCTTTATTAACAGTTACAGGCTCAATTACAAAAAGCCAAGATGCATTAAACACAGCATTAAATGTAAGCGCAGCCACAGGTAAATCAGTATCTGAGGTCAGCTCTGCTATTGCTAAAGGCTATGCAGGACAGACAACAGCGTTAACTAGGTTAGGTGCTGGATTAAGCAAAGCCACCCTTAAGTCTGGCGACATGAATCAAATCATGGATGAACTTAATCAAAAATTTGCAGGTCAATCAGCGGCTAGATTAACTACCTATGCTGGCAAGATGGATCTATTAAAAGTATCTGCGGAGAATGCCAAAGAAGAAATAGGCAAAGGTTTACTAGATGCATTAACAGTTTTATCTAAAGATGATTCAATAACAAATGCAAGTAATGCTATGGAAGGTCTAGCCACAAATATCTCTGATGCTGTATACGGCATGGCGTTGCTTATTGCTAAGTTTAAGGATTTTACAAAGATATCCGAATTACAAAATAAAGGCGCATTTAGTAGTGCTATACCAATCTACGGTGGTTTAATTACTTTACTTTCTAAAATTGGAAGTGAGAACCGACCTGCTACAGTTTTGGAAGCCAACAAACAAAGAAGTGCTAGCCGCATATTTGCACAACAATTTAGAACAGAAGTACGTCAAGAAAAAGAGTTAGCAAGATTAAAAGCCTTGGAAATTGCTGCACTAAAGGCTAAGACTGAGGTAGACAAGCTTAGAGACAAGTTTGACGTAGAACGTATTGGTTTAATGAAGGCATTAAACGAGACTACCGACGCTGAGACTAAACTACGCCTAGAAGCCAAGATAGCCATATTAGATAACAATGAAGCATTAGCTAAGAAAATCAACGCTGAGATGGAAGCCGCTAAATCCGTTACAGATTTATCTAAAGCCTTTAGTGGGGCTACAGCTGCCCTAGATGCAAACATCGCTAAATTAAAAATGTTGAGCGAGACAGTAATTGCCAAAATTAATCAAAGGACAGCAGAGGGTTCATACAACCCAACAGGCATAAGTGCGCCTGGTATTCAACAATTATTCCCAGCACCACAAGGGCCTTTAGGTAATATTGATTACACAGTACCAATGGGCAGTGGCAATCCAGTTTATGCGCCAGGTGTATCAGGTACTCCAATGAGTTATGCGGATGTAAGACTTACAATCGATGTGGCTCAATCAGGAGATCAATTTGCACAATTAATTGCAGACAGCGTGCAAGTAGCACAGAGAAGCGGATATAGCACTACATCTGCTGGGTCTTTGAACTAATGACCGTACCTGTAGTAAATGCTGTAATTAACTTTAGTACTGGCCCTAGTTTTGCTCAAGCCTTTATTATTGGCCAAGGTATTTTTGGCACAAACGTGTTAGCAGATTCAGCAGCTGTAATTGTGGATGTATCCAATCAAGTGTTATCTGTACAGACAAAGCGTGGTCGTAATGCACTGTCGGATCAATTTCAGACTGGCAACTTAACCCTGCGCATAGTAGATCAAAATGGCGATTTTAACCCACAGAATCCATCTAGCCCTTATTACACATATTTAAGTCCAATGCGTAAGGTGCAGATAACTGCTACCTATTCAGGCGTTACCTATCCCATATTCCAAGGCTTTATTACAAGTTACGTAACTACATACCCTAAAGATGCAGAAGATGTTGCATATACAACTATCCAAGCTGTAGACGCGTTTAGGTTGGCCAACAACGCCCAGATTAGTACAGTTACTGGTGCATCGGCTGGCGATCTAACTGGCACACGTATTAACCAGATTCTAGATGAGATCGACTGGCCTAACTCTATGCGTGATATAGACCCTGGCTTAACTACAGTGCAGTCAGATCCAGGCACAAACCGCACAGCACTACAGGCTATGACTACAATCGAAAACAGCGAGTATGGCGCATTATATGTAGATGCCAGTGGCTCGTTTGTATTCCAAGATAGATCAGTAACTGTTAGCTCTATCGGTGGAACGCCAACACTCTTTGCGGATGATGGCACAGGTATTGAATACAAAGATGCTAGTTGGGTGTTAAACGATGTATTAGTGTTTAATAAGGCCACAATTACAAGACTTGGTGGCACAGCACAGGTCGCCACAAATCAAGCATCTATAGATAAATACTTCTTGCACTCTTATTTCTTAAATGACCTTATGATGCAGACCGATGCCGTAGCCCTGGACTATGCCTTGGCTTATGTGGCATCTAGAGCTGAAACCAGCATCCGAGTAGATTCCATTACCTTAGACCTATACACAGCCAATTACAACGCAGGCATTTTGGCATCTTTGGAGCTTGACTTCTTTGACCCAATTACAGTATTAACCACCCAGCCAGGCGGGTCGACCATAGAAAAGACCCTACAGATTTTTGGAGTGAGCCTAAACATCACCCCAAATAGTTGGAAAACAACCTTTACAACACTAGAACCGATCATAGATGGGTTTATAATAGGCAACGTAGATTACGGTGTCTTAGGACAAAACGTCTTATCTTACTAAGGAGCAAAAATGGCAACTGGATTTCCAGCCGCAACTGGCGATGTATTAACAGCAGGTATGTTTAATGGCTTGACTGCATTTACAGTAGGCACAGCAAACACTACAGATTACACAGCTGTGCTTGCAGACCAATATCAAGTATTAGAGGTAATGAATAAAGCAACTGCTATTGCGTTTAATATTCCAACGGATGCATCAGTGGCATTTCCAGTTGGCACAGCATTAACAGTGTTAAACATTGGTGCTGGTACTTGCACAATCAGCGCAGTAACACCAGGCACTACAACAGTATTAAGTGCTGGTGCAGTTGCAGCATCACCAACTTTAGGTCAATATAAAAGCGCAGTAGCAATTAAAACTGCTGCTAACCAATGGTATGTAGTAGGAGCTATTGCATAATGATTGGGAATATAACAGCAGGCATTTATGGTATTCCTGCGCCGTTAGCAGTATCAGTTGAATATTTAGTTATAGCAGGCGGTGGTGCTGGTGGTTCAAATAATGCATCAGCCGCATTTGCTTTGGGTGGCGGTGGTGCAGGTGGATTATTAACAGCATCCATAAATTGTAATCCATCACAAAATTACACTGTAACGATTGGTGCTGGTGGAAGTCCAGTAGCTGGTGACATTGGTTCAAATGGAAATAATGCCATATTCAGCTCAATAACAGCCACGGGCGGTGGTGGCGGTGGTGGTGGAACTTTTGGCGGCTCTAATGGCGGTTCTGGCGGTGGTGGTGGATATTCTGCAGAAACTGGTGGCACTGGAACTTCAGGACAAGGCACTAATGGTGGTACAGGTTATTCGGGCGGTGGTAATGATGCCGCAGGTGGTGGCGGCGGTGGTGCAACCTCTGCTGGTGGCAATGCTGCAACTTTATTAGCTGGCAATGGTGGTGCAGGTACTGCATATTCAATAACTGGAACATCAATTACTTACGCAGGCGGTGGTGGTGGTGGTGCTTATGGAACTGGTGCTGCTGGATCAGGCGGTGCAGGCGGCGGCGGTGCAGGTAAAGCAGGCGGCGGAACTGCTACATCAGGAACAGCCAATATGGGCGGTGGTGGCGGTGGTGGCGGTGCTACTGGCGGCGTTGCTGGCACAGGTGGTTCAGGTGGTTCTGGAGTGGTTATTTTAAAATATGCAAGTACCAGTACGATTACTATTGGTGCAGGTTTAACTGGCAGTACTGCAACTTCTGGTGGATTTACTGTTGCAACAATTACAGCTGGCACAGGAAACGTGAGTTGGGCATAATGGCACATTACGCATTTTTAGATGAAAATAATGTTGTTACAGAAGTTATTAAAGGTGTCGATGAAACCGAATTAATCGAAGGTTTGGATACCGAAACTTGGTATGGCAATTTTAAAGGACAACCTTGTAAACGCACTTCGTATAATGGAAAAATACGAAAAAATTACGCTGGCATCGGTTTTAGTTATGATGAAAACAGAGATGCTTTTATTGCGCCTAGACATCAAAATGCAATCGGATTTGATGAAGAAACTTGCCAGTGGATAATTCCAGATGGTGAGTTATGAAACCTTGGCTATGCGCAGCAGGGGTAGAGCTAAGAGATGCCGTTAATACCTGGTATCCAGATCGCAGGACTACCAGTGATGGGTGGATCGGTGATGCTCGTCATGTGCGGCGAGGAAGCACCTCAGATCATAATCCAGACAGCAGTGGATGTGTGCGAGCCATTGATATTGATGCTCGCTTGGATTCATCCGAGGGGCTCTCAATATATTTGGCTGACCAAATCAGAGAATGCGCAAAAACCGATAAACGCATATCTTACGTAATCCATAACGGCAAGATAGCAAGCAAGATCCTGGGCTATAGATGGCGGCCATATAAAGGATTCAACAAGCATTTAAAACATGTCCACATCAGCTTTACCAAGGCAGGCGATAAAGATGGCAGGCCGTTTGATATACCACTACTAGGGGGCAAGATATGAAAATAAGTAAGAAGCAACAAGCTGTAATTAAGTCTTATGCACGAGGTGTATTAGTATCATTCTTAACATTTTTAGCAAGTAATGAATTAGGTTTAGATCCTGTTGTAGCTGTAGTTATCTCAGCTCTTGCAGGTCCAGCGATTAGGGCTTTAGATAAATCCGACAGTGCCTATGGCCTCGGTGCTGATGCGAAATGAGTCCAACAGAATGGGCTGGTTTTGCCGCAGGCATAACCGCCGTCTTGGTCGGTTTCTTTGGGGGTCTGCGTTATCTTATTAAAGGATGGCTTTGGACTTTAACACCTAACAGTGGCTCATCACTTGCAGATCGTTTAGCAAGAATTGAAACACGCCAAGAAGAAATGATGCGCATTCTAGTAGATAGGAAGTAGCCTTTAACTATGGCAACTACACGCAAGCGCAAAAAGATTAACAGGCGCAGAGTTCGCAAGACTCCTGATCCTTTATCTAAGCTAGAAGTGTTTTATATTGCCAAGCATGAAATGTATAAAGCTGCACGCAAGGCTGGCTTTAGTGAGTCTGTTGCGTTGTATTTAATGGATAGCCCAGAGTCTATGCCTGATTGGGTTGTAGGCGATGACGGCATTATCCCTCGTATTCCTACTCCAGATGAGGAAGAAGATTAAAAAAATAGCGTTTGTAAGTGACCTCCAGGTTCCATTTTACAATGAAGCTATAATTAAATCAGTTGGTCGTTTCCTGGTCC